CTGGCTGTTCGTCAGGATAGCAACAGTAGAACTCTTTGATAACACGGGTGGTTCGACCGTAGTTTTCTTCCTGAGCAACAACCAAGCTGGCGAAGTGTCCGGGGTCATAACCTACTAATAGCTCCGAACGACGGTTGTAATGCTTGAGATATCTGGCTGTTAGAAGAAAGTGTTCTTTTAGGTCAAGTCGAAGGATACTCTCATAAATGTATGAGTCCGAGAACTGATGTTTTTCCCTGTCATAATTGGCAAAGAATTTGTTAACCACTTCCTTATGCCTGATAGCGCAGATAGAGGTGAGGAACTCATCCATATCCAAGGTTTCGAGCTGTGTCTTGAAAAACTTTGGTCCTAAGATTTCCTTGTTGACAAACGAACTGGCACGGATATATAAAGTTGCATTCCTACGCATGTCTGCCAGTCGTGGAGCCCATAATGCCATGATACGTTTCTGTTTCTCAAGATCAAGACGGATTCGCTCCAATGTAACGGGATTTTTTGTTTCTCGTTGCATTTGCATTAGCTTGTATTTCTGGTAGATAGCTGCATTTAAATGAAGTGAAACGGTAGCTATTTCAGATATTAGTTTTTTGTCTGTATGCCTTTCATATTCTTCGAACCAGTCATCTTCTCCAAGGTCTACACGGGCCGTATCACTTACACCTGTTACTCCCTGGTAATATGGTGAACGCCGGATATCCGCACCAGCACCGCGGAGAGACGGGAACAGACGGCTCTTCAATTTGTCGCCCTTATTGTGCTTCATTTCCTCGATAATGGCATGGACAGCACTTCGGCCGGCCACACTTTCAGGCTGGTCGCTGCTGACAAGCTGGATATGATGCCCATCGCGGAAAACGACGCTGTGCTTGGGGTATGCGATTGGATATCGTGGACGTCGGAAATGGGATGGCAATTTGGATTCTCCGACGACGTAGTCAATCCCATACTCAAGCATGGGCCTTACATTCCCGTTGATAGTTACCTGTCGCGAAAAATAAGCCTGAAGGTTTGGCCACACGTTGGTCATCAGAGCCACGTAGGTCTTATGTACTAGAAAAGAAAGTTCGCCAGGCATATCGTTTGCCACGCGTATCAGTCTGGGTCCAGTAATACCCTCAGTCTTTCCACCGGCTCGACCTATCTCGGCGAAGAGGTTATTCGGATCTATGACGTTGACAAGAATCTGCATCTGGTTCATGTAGTATCGTTCGAAATGTTCGATGCTTCTATCTTCTGCATGATTTATCTGGTTCTTCATTTCTTTCACTCCTCGTCGTTCAGTTCTTCATATTCGGCTTCTTCAATGTCGGCATCACGCAGCAGGCGCTTTTTCTCAACTTGTTCAATTGGTAGGTTGTCTATCAGGTTCAAGTAGAACCCTCGGTTATGCTTGGCTGCGATTTCCTTTAGGGATGCTTTGCTGTATCCCAGGTCTTCCGGAGTAAGTTCCGGGGAAATGAGGAAGACAATGCCAAGGTCACGGTCAGCTTCAGCTATCTCAGCGGCACGGCGGCGACATTCCAGGGCAGCAGCATAGCATTTCCCTTGAGTTTTATAGTCTCCTGCAGCTGCACATAGCTTGGCCAAGTCTTCGTACTTATCTGCATAGTTCGATTCCCAGACTTTGATGGAAACATTGTTGTCGATATTGAAGTAGTTTATTGCTGCATAGATACGGGCCTTGCAGGTACGTTCGTCAAGATTGAGTTGTTGTTGGGCATTGATGCGCTGCCGTAGTAGCTTGGAGGCACGACTGATGTTCCGTTCGTACTCGTAAATCTCCGCAGCCCATTGCAGCTGCTTCAGGAATAACTGCACGTCTGAAGGAATTCCGTCTGCACGTCCGGTAGTGAGGAACGCGGATATCAGGTCGGGGTGGAGTTTGTCCAGAACATCTAATTGTTTCATACACCAAATAATTTATCTCTCAAATCTTTAACAATTCGTTCTTGTTTCCTTGTTTCAAGTGTTGTAATTGCTTCAACGTCGCCTGTCTCAGCCTTTTTTGCTAATTCGGCATCAATGTTATATTCGCCTAAAGCTTTACCATTACGGTATGCGTCGTAATAAGCGTCACCAGGGATTGATATCCTAATAGTGAGGGCAATCTTTTCGTTTCCTCGAAGTCCGAGGATATTACATATTCGCTGCGGAGTATATCCCAGTGCCCCAAATGTACGCACTTGTGGGATATACTGGTCGCCGATAAGGCTTGCCTTCTCAATTTCTGAGGTCGGTGTTAGCTCTTTTTCCATATCATTGATGTTTCGTTTTCGTCTAATAATTCTCCGTTACGTATCAACCTAATTGGTTGAGCAGGAAACATAGAATTATATCGCAGTATGGATGCTGTCACGTACTTGGGGTCTATTTCCATCGCATAACATATCCTGTCAATTTGCTGACATGCCATCAAAGTGGATGCACTGCCGGAGAAAAAGTCAATTACTATTTGGCCTGGTGTTGAAGAGTTGCCTATGGGATAAGCCATCAGTGCAATTGGCTTCATTGTCGGATGGATGCCATTCCGTTGTGGCTTGTCAAAATTCCAAATAGTAGTCTGTTTACGATCTGCATTCCACAAATGCCCAGCTCCTGGCTTCCACCCATACAAGCACGGTTCGTGTTGCCACTGATAGTCTTGTCTACCCATTACCATGGAATTCTTAACCCATATACAGCACTGTGCGATTTTAAAACCAGCTTTCCGTAATGAGGTACGAAAATTCTCTCCTTCACTATCTGCATGGAAGATATAATAAGCAGCTCCTTGCTTCATGACAGAATGCATCATGCTAAATACCTGCTTTAGGAAAGTGGCAAACAAGTCATTTTCCATCGAGTCGTTCTGTATTGTGAGTTCATCTTCAGTACCACCTTCGTAATTGACGTTGTAAGGAGGATCTGTTACGCACAGATCGGCATATTGTCCGTTCATCAGCAACGACACATCGGATTTGGATCGACAGTCCCCGCACATTAATCGATGGTTACCTAATAGCCACACATCGCCTGGCTTGGCAAATATATTTTCTTCAGTTGTCGGTATATTGATATCGACTTCATCTTCTTTTATTTCTCCATCGTCTTGCGGACTTGAGAATAATGGAGATGATGATAAATCAAGGCTCTTGACTTCATACCCAAGGTTAAATCGCTGAAGTGTATCCGAATCAATATTATATTTTTTAAAGAGGATTGTATCCGGATTTTTTGTCGCGAATTCAGAATTGTAAGCTGCTATTTCTTCGACAGCTTCTTTTTTATCGGCGGCAAATATCGGTTCATACGGGATTTCAGGGATTGTGAATCCTGCTTTCCGGAGAGCGATCAAAGCTTTCCTTCGTTGATGTGCATCAATGATCCATAGTTTCCCTTGAGGATCTTTCCATGCTTTGAATGCATATTTGAAACCTCGTGTGATGATCAGCATTTGTAATTTTGCTAACTTATCAGGATCTGACTTCTTAAAGTCTTCTTGAAGCTCCAAGAATGAATCCAGCGGGGCAGTAGGCAGTCCACCCAAATTAAATACTTCTATAAGCTTATTCATGATTAATTGTTTTTTTGTTGCATGATTACTTTGAACAAGGATTCCCTTTCTCTGTGCCTTCTCAGATTTTCAC